ATGGATAAATAACGATTGTTTCTGCAGATAGATAACCTAAACCAAAATATTGTTTTCCTATAGTTTCAATATTAGTAATTTCCCAAGGATAAACTGTAATTTCTTCACCCGCTAACAACGCACTACTAATAAAAACTCTCTTTTCCCCTTGTCTCAGCCCCGCCACTAGCGAATAACTAAGATGCGCCGGCTTCGCCTCTTCAATAACCTCGTAAACTGTTTCTAAATCAACGGATTGTGTTAGACTAAATAAAACTTCAAAGCGGTACTGATTAAAAAATTCCCGGATAAAAGCCAGCTTGTCCTGGGAGAATGTTCTGACCAATTGCTCCATCCGCTCTTTTGTCATCGGCCAGCGGGTCTGCATCCGTGTCAATACTCGCACCCTTCGCTGCTCAATCGAAAGACTATCATTCCGGGGTATACCGACAAGTCTCTCCCAGTACACAATCCCCCAGGTGGCTGTTTGTGGGAACAGTTGCGCAAAGACATCATCTGTAAGCCTGTCAACGTCATCCCATTCCGCTCCGATGGCCTCCATGATAGCTTGCATAATAATTGACTGTTCATATATTGGTGAAATGTATTCTAGGAACCGCTTTCCCTTTGCCGATGCTATCATGTCACCATCACTTCCCCAAGTATCGGGATTTCTTGCTCTGGTATTTCTACATATTCGTCATTGTTGTTGACGGTTAGGCCGGAATAGTCCGCGATACCCTCGGTGCTCAGTATTATGTGTCCCAGTCTGGTCACGGTTATGCGATCAAGAGGACGGTCCCCGGTGTTGATCTCGTAGGTACCCAAAAATTGCTTAATGTTAGCGATTAAATCCTCCATAACATCCTCTAGAGTATATCCGTCTTTCAGAACGATTGTGAGGGTAATGTTCACTTCAAAAACTTCCGGCGCTTCCACTGTAACATCAGCCCCGATGGGAGCCAGCCCTCCCCCCAGGTTTCCGTCTGGAGCGATATGATTTTGGACAGCCTCAATGAGATCTTGATTTGCCGGCTGTCCGTTGCTATCCATGATCAACACCTTTACCGTGCCAGGACCGTTCCAAAGGGGTACCACATACACTGCTTCCACCCCCGGCACCTCTTTCGCCCATCGAATATAGTCTTTCTTAGCGCCGCTGAGTGACTCGTCATATGCGGCCAGTACACGCTCTCGGTAGCTTTCATCGTCCTCTACCCCAGTTCCTCCCGTGAACGGTTCCAGATTTGTTACTGAAGCAATACCATTTATGGGTTCGCTCAACAAAGTGATGGTATTTGCGGCTACGTTTCCTATGGTACCTGGCTCCAGACATTCCGCAGCCACTATGACCGTTCCATCTTCACCGATCTGGACCCTTTCTCTGGCCTTGAATTCGATGGCTGGGAACGTTCCAGCGGCCTCTGTAAGCACAACAAAACCGGCAGGAATTACAGTTCCGGGTTGACCCGTGAATATAACGGTTCCGGTGGCCGGAGTGGCCGGATGTCTGAATACACCTTTCATTTCACCCAGGAAGTCTAAATACTGCCCATAGCTGGTCTGGGGAAACGCCAAGCGCAGTATATTCTGCAGTTTTAGTTGTGTTACTTCTGCTTTTTCAATTGCCGTCGGTCGGGTAGCATCCCAAAAGAAATCCCCTTCCTTGGCACTGATTCCCGGAGGAGCTTTCTCTAACATCCGGCGATGTATGGTTTCTTCATTTTCCTGCAGAAAATCAGGAATAGGTAGTTCATACGGCACCCAACCTCACCTCCTCAATTCGGACCGCCTTGCCTACGACAGGAATCACAGTAAAACTGATATACAATTCATCGCCTCTCCATTCAAATGAAAAATCCCTTACTGTATATGTTCTGGGGTCAAACAGCAAAGCCTCAGTAATCGTCCTTTCTATTTCCGCTTCTACTACGGCACGGGTAGGTTGTTTCAACGCTTCATCTATTTCCACGCCATAATTCCCACTATATGCCAAATAGGCAAAACGTTCAGTTAAAACTGTTTTCACGCACCACTGCGCCCATGCTGTATGGCCGTCCGCTATCACTATACGTCCAGCACCATCTATGACAAAATCGCCTTTCTCAAAATCAAACAGATAGCTTTTCGGATATTCCGCCGCAAGCTGGGGTTGTTTTTGTTCAACTATTGTTGGCGGTTCAAAAATCGGATATAAATTAGGCATTTTTATACCTCCCTTGCTAACGGCATATTCTACTTACGCCATCTAGCAGCTACTGCTCCTGCTTCATCTTCTGAATCAAAAAAGCCTAAATGATAACGCCTACCATTTAGATAATGTTCAGCTCTCCATTACCACTTAAATGCCGATACTTGTGCATACTTTTCAGCATCAACTAAAGCAAAATCAACAATATCTTCATTGCAGTTTCTTAAAGGGATTTTATATTCCATAGTCAAGCACTCACCACCACATCAATAACTACCGGGTCCATACCTCCATTGACCCAAGCCACTAGAACTCTATCCCCAGGCTTGAGCGGCGATAGTTGCTCAGGTCTTACTACGTCGTGAACGTGCGCGCCTTCACTTTCCGGGTGGCTATGAGTACCGGTTGCAACATATTGAGCGTGTCCGCCACTCGGTCCGTGAGGGTGAGTGCCTTGTCCTTCAACGGTTTGTGTCATTGGATCTGGTATGGTCAATAACCGACAAACCAAGTATTCTCCCTTGGGTATCGGTATCGCAAACCGATCTATCTTTAGGCTCATGTCCGCCTGAATTCTACCCAACTCCAACGCATCAGGCTTGGCGGTTTGGGTACTTATCCTTTCAGTTATCACTTGTGCCAGTTTACTTGCTCCACTGTTAGCCAACGTCCTCCACCTCCATTACCATGATTCGGTTGGTTGCATCGTGTGTAACGCTGGAAACGATATAGTAGCCCATCAGCGTACCGGCCTCAACTTTCACCTTGTCTCCCTTGCGCAAGAACGGTAAGTCCGGTGCTGTCACTTTGCGCATTCGCCTTGGTTGGCCTCGCTCCTTCAGAATATCTTCAGCTGCACTTTTCGCCGCTGCTGGAGTATCAAACTGACGCTGGTAGACCACTTCCTGAAGAGTGCCGAATTCCGTCCTGCCGTTCAATGTTGCTACAACAGGTGCTTTGCATTCACTGTCTTCGGCACCAATGATTTTCACCCGGGTGACAAGGTCCTTAATATCCTGCCGATCCTCGATGCTTTCAACATTTGTATCGGCAGTAAATAAATAAACCGGGCTGTTTTGTCCCGGTTTAATAACATCTATCTTTCCTTGCCTGCTTCGTACAATCCACTTTCCGGCCCCTCTTTTTTTGGCCTGGTCAAGTACAGAGTAGATCATGTCTCCTAGTGTATCTCCTCTAAAAACCTGCTTTGCAAGGGATGTATCAGGCCCCTGCACTGTTCCCAAAGGTATTCCCCACGCCTTGGCAATGTCCTGGATAATGGCCTTGGCCGTCTGGCCAGCTTTATAAAAACGATCATCCTTGCTCTTCATCAGGTAGATGAGCTGGTCATAAGCCGCGATTGAGAAGTGCCCTAAAGGGTCTATCCGGTAGTCCCAGGCAAAAACGGTACCCCGGAAAATCTCCTGCTGGCCACTCCCCCAATCGGCATAAAGAAATACCTGACCACCAAGCGGTATGAGCTGGTGCAGCCATTTCCCGTCTGGCATCTGGATATTCTGCAGCTCTGCCTCCAATCGTGCCGCAAGCTCGCCGTCATTTTCTTCCCAGGTCAGGCTACGAGTGACCGGTTGCAAATCTAATTTCAGTCCATCAGGACGGAGCAGTATTAAGGAATAGCTAATTTTTGCAACGTCTATCATTCAAGCTCACCTTTTCATGGGATTCTCAACACTTGGCCAGGGTAAATCAGATTAGGGTTTTTCCCGATCACGCTCACATTTGCGTTATAAATTTCTCGCCACCTACTACCATCACCTAAAAACCTTTTAGCTATTCCCCATAACGTATCTCCACGTTTAACGGTATAGGTTTTCGGCGGCGGCGGTGCCGGTCTTGGTTGCGGAGCACCACCCGCTTCTCCTTCGGCCCTAATAATCAGTTCTCTGGCTTCCACAAAGCGCAGTGAATACCGACAGTCCCCGTGGCCGCCAAACCATTCGTGTTCAAAACTGCCGTCACCATCAAAATAAACATCGTGGTTGATAGGTGTTTCTGTGACCAATAATCGGAGCTTTGTTCCTTCATTTCTCCATAAAGACAAAATATCCGCAAGCTCTTTCGGCGACTGCCAACTCTTCACCATCGGGTCATCTTTCCTTGCCTCGCCGGGGAAAAAGCCTTCAAAGGAAAAGCGAGTAGGCACACGGCCACGAGGCAGAGATATTTCACCCAGGCTTATAACGTCAAAGGTTAATATTTTATTACCTGTATTGCACGTTATTTTCTCAGGGTTTATGGGCAAATGAATACGTTCCCCGTCTGGGGCCGTTAGATAAAAGTCCATATTATCACCTTCTTTTCTTGCGGGCATTTTATCTTTTGACAGGTTATTTCGTCATGTTTTGGAATACAGACCGCAAGTTATTTGCTATCGTGTCCGCAATCCTGTCAACTACTCCGTCTATGTCTTCTCGGTTCTCAATTACCACCTGTCCTACTAGACCTGTTAGGTCAAAATTGAGATTAATGGTAGCAGGTCCCGGTGTAGCAAGAGAAGGAGTAAAAGCTCCAGCAAACCCGCCCTCTTCATATGGCCTTACCCCAAGCCTCCTGCCGGTTTCTAGCCACAGGTCCATAGCCCTAGCTCTCATTCGTGCCGATAAAGGTATAATCGCTTCTGGTCCTGCTTCAGCAACCATACCCAAGTGAGGACGGGTTAAAATGCCGCCTATCGCGTATTTGGTAGCTACATCCCTTCGGCCAGCTTCCCGGCCAGCCGCAAACGAAGCTTTTAGGCTCTCCCAACGGGCAACAATGCCACTAAGTGCGTTACTAGCCCAACTCTTAACACTTTCCCATTGTCTGCCCCACCAGTCTTTGCTGAAAAGGGTGCTACTTATAGCTTCCTTTACAGTCTCCCAAACTGTCTTCATTTCGTCCCATTTTTCAGAGGCCCAGCCTTTTACAGATTCCCAATGACCAAGCCACCATTCGCTGCTGAAAATAGTGCTTTCTAAATAACCAACTACACAACCAGCTTTTTCACCAATAGATTCCAAAGTGAAATTTTCTTTTATCCAGTCCCAAGCGCTACCTGCGGATTTCTTGACTTCTTCCCATGCTTCACTGCCCCAACTTACAAAACTATCCCATACATTGCGAAGAGTTTCGCCTATTGCTGTACCGCCCAAAAGTGCGCCAATACCGGCTATTCCTGCACCTATTGCTGTTCCTATGCCAGGAGCTATAGCTGTTCCTATAGCCGCACCTGTGGCCACCATACCTATTTTAGTTCCACCGGCCCAATATCGCTTTCTGGCTTCTTCAGGATCGGTCTCTTTGTAGCCTTGATATATATCATAAGCACCTGAAATGACACCAGCTACTCCTGCTAAAGTTCCCCCGGTAGATAGCGCCTTACCTAAAACCCCGACAGCAACCGGCGTTGCTACAACGGGCGCAGCTGTTGCCGCTGCAGTTTCCGCCGCAACGCCCGCGGCGGTCGTGCCTGCGGACCCTAGCGCAAGTTTGCCAAGCGCCCACTTACCGGCACCAAAAAGACCTTTGCCCAAGCCCCAGGCCCCGCGGAGAACCATCCCTCCGCCAAGCATGGATGCAAGCCCCAACATGGCTCCTGCTCCCACTAGATTTCCACGGGCAGCGGAACTTACTGCTCCCTTAAAAGCTCCTTTTAGTCCAGCAATCCAGGCTTTAGCTCCAATTTCTCCGAGCTTCACAAATGTTTCCTGAAGCTTCATTCCACCTTCACTATCAAGCCATGCGATTACTTCGTCCAGCGCGAGATTGATGACATAGATAATCTTGTCCCCAAAATCAAGCTTTTGAAACTCAGGATCTGCTGAAAGGTTGTTCCAAAATTCCTTTATTCTACCATACACTTGTTCAAATTTTAGTCCGACCCGTTCACCTAGTTGTTCAAGCTTTCTCTGAAACTCCTCAAACTTACCTCCTGTTTCATCAGTCAAACCAATAATATCCATCAAGATCCGCTTAACTGGCCCAGCCATACCTTTTCCAAAATGCCAAACAGTTAGGGTGGCAGTATCCTTGATTACCGCAGTCATTCCTAACAGAGAGTTGGATAGTTCTTTCATGCCACCCTTGAACCGTTGTTCAAGAGTCCTAACAATAGCTTCCATGGCCTTTTTGGAAGATATCCCAGCACGGCCTATATCACCTAGTTTCGATTCTGCAATTCCAAGCTCTCTTGCAAATATATTTAATGGCAACTTCAGGTTAAGTGCTACCTGTTTCAAGTCTTGCAGGTTAAGCGTTCCGGCAGAAGCAATCTGAGTGAACCCAAGCAAAGCCGCCTCAACGCCTTGCATACCAGCTCCTGTACGTCCGGCGGCATCACCAAATGCCATCAAGGCTCGTTTAGACTGCTCGAAGTTATAGCCGGTACCCATCAGTTGGATGGTGGCGCCCTGGAGGAAGGGGAACTCAAAAGGCGTTTCCTTGGCAAAGCGAATTAGATCCTGGAATGCCCGCTTACCTTCCTCTACACTGCCCATGTAGAAATCCAGAGACATCTGTGCTTGTTCAAACTCCCCGGCCAATTTTAGTGGGAAAATTATCCCTGCACCCAATCCAGTACCGGCACCAAGAAGGGCAAGGGGGCTGGTAAGTTTGCTTATTATGTTTTTGACAGTACCGGTAACCTTATCTTTGACTTGCAACGTAACGTTCCAAGCCTTACTGGTTATGCCACGTAAACGAGTTTGAACAGACCTTATGACTGACCAAGCCTTGTCAACAGCGCTGATTTTCAGCATGATCTCACGGCCAAATATCTTCCGGATGCGTTCGTTGGTCTTTTGTACCGATTTTTCAAAACGGTTGACCTTCCCCTCAGCCTGTTGCAGCGGTTTATCGGTCTGATCATCAACTATGATAGGTATTTCAACTCGATAGATTTCACCACCGGCCATGACCCGCCCTCCTCTCTATTTCTCTTACTTGTTCCTCTTCGGACTCCAGTTGCACCATCGTAGACGCCAGCATAAAAGCCCTAACTTTATAGGGCTTGGCATAAAATTCATCAGGGGGAATACCCTGCCGCTGAAAAATGTGATGCAGCAGTGTAGCTTTTCCCCCTGATTTTATGAGTTTTTTAAGGTTTCCTCTGCGGCTTCAGCCTCCTCATCGGTGTAACCACTAAGGCCCTCAATAATCTCGATGCACTTTTCTTTTTCTCCTCGTTTAAGGACCTTGTCAACCAACTGCCAGCCCGTTACCACGTCTGCTTTTGCCCAAAGGTCTTTATTATCCCAAATCACCTTTTTGTCATCAGGATGGGTAGCTGTGTAAATTACCAGGCTATTAAACTTCGCCGAATTGAACTCCCGTGGCACGGCCAAACTGCCCAACCTACGGTCTTTGGCCACTTTTGTAGCCTGGTCACGGCACTTCTCAAATTCACTGTCATCAAGGCCGCGAACCCGGAAGGAAAACAGTTTCTTACCGTCCCTGATAACCTCAAAGAGTTTGTATTCAATAATTGTTTCCATCGCCTCCAGAACACCGCCCACATCCCGGAGTATCGCATCTTCATTACCCAAAAGCATTTTCTTCTTCTCTTCGTTCATGTTATCCCTCCATTATTGAGTATTGAGCGGGCGCCCGGAGTACACCCATGAAGTTCAACACCGCATCAGGTGCATTGTTCTTCAGGCCTGCAATAACTTTCTGTAACAGCCGAGCATCACGGATTACAGTTTCGGTGAAAGTCAACGTGACGGAGTAGCTCTGTGGGACAGCCCACGTCAACTTGCTTCCAGCAGGCTGGTAATCGGTATTGGTGTAGTTTACCTGAGCCTGCCATTGATTGACTTCCGCCAAAAAGTTTCCGTCGCCGTCGTACAGTTCACCATTATAACCTCGCAGAATACCTCTTGGATCAAAAGTACCACTATCTAACAGCTCCTGCAATTCAGGCGGTTCATTTACCCGAAATGACCAAGACCGGTTAATAATATCCCCCGAAGTTACGTTTGCAATGTCAATACTACCATCAGGTACACATGACCGAAAAATATAACGTCCATCAGCCATCTAAAACACCTCCATTATTGATTTTCAGCAGGCGGAGCAAACCGGAACTGGAAGTTAATGTAGACTTTCTCAGCGCTGTCAAGGTCATCAACCTGCACCACGAACCAGACTGAGTCTCCAACCGGCGGGTTGTTCGGGTCTTCGAAGATGGAACCCTGCAACAAGGCGCCTTCGGCAATCATCCGGTTGATAATGCCTTGTGCTGCAGCAATCAACGTTGCTCTGCCATCCGGGCTGTTGTTGATTTTTCCAATCAGCGGGTCCCATGTACCAGCTATCCTATCCATCAGGTTGTCCCTGGTCTTCACGCGGCGGATTTTCTTCCAGCCGGCGTCCATGTCTGCAGTCACTGTAATAAAGGTGTTGATACCGTATTCGATATGAATCTGCTTTTGAGCGCTCATTGTGAATATCAAGGCGCCAGACTGAATGGCCTGCTCAATTTCAGCATTGGTAAGCGCTCCAACCAGTTCGGTAGCTCCCCTCACTACATAGTGAGTTAAGGATTCTGTGATTTGCGCAGATGCAACCATGCCGGCCACTCTTGCAGCAGCCTTATAACCCTCCCTGGTTACATCGTCCCTACCCCTGAAGCCGTTGGCAACATAGATGATCGCCGGGTCATTGAAAGCCCTAGCACGGACTAACCTCGTCGCAAGAGAAACGCTGGTCGGTTCTCCCACCACGCCTAACACCCGCTTGCCTTCATTCCGCACCCGGTCAATGTAGGTCTGCACAACAGCATGGGTGACTGGATCCTCGGAATCTACTGCCAGCACATTCCAGTCTATTGCTTCGATTGCTGATAGTCCTTCACTATAACTTTCACCGTTCACAGTCGGGTCTTGACCACCGGTTAACGGCTGCTGAGTAACTGTTGCTAATGTTCCGCTACCATCTGCTATCTTTGTTGCAGTAATATAAGGGCTATTGGAAGCGGCTATAGCATCAACCAAAGCTTGCGGTTCTCCACTACCTTTAGCAAAAGTAATAGTCTGCCGCAAGGTGGCTCCTTCGTAAAGTAGCAGCTCCCGCTTGGTATCGTCCACCAGCGAATCTCGCACATTCACAGAGAAGTTATTACCACGAGTGCCTTCATATTTCGCGGTGAGATTGACAACGTTGGCTTTCTCACTGTCCTGCAAGTTAATGATAGCCTTTTGTCCACCACTGCCTAGACGGTATGCTACCACTCGCCGGCAACCGCCCCGGAACGCCTCGATTACTGCATCCGTTGTACCATCGCTACCGAAAGTAGATGTTACGGCTTCGGCGCTTTCAAGGTACGTCACCTCCCCTAAAGGTCCCCATGAAGCCCGGAACAAAGCCGCCACAATCCCCTGGGGAATGATAGCTTCCGGTGGTTCTCCGATGTTGGTCACCCGGACGTATACGCCTGGTCTTATTTTTTGTTCACCTACTTGAAATACAGATCCAGCCATTTTACGCTACACCTTCCTTTCTAAAAACTTTTTAATTGCATCTTTAGCTTCTGCTTTAGTCATACAATCCTTATCAACCATTTTCAATGCCCCGGCCACCGCTTCTGGCTTAACGCCAAAAGAAGAGGCCGCTGCGATGAGCTCGCTGCGGCTATAAACGGTTCTGGACTTTGTCTCTATCTTTGTTTGCTGCTTTTTACTCAACTCCTTCACCCCCAATAAGAAGTGCCGGACGTATGGCTATTATGCCGACAGCCACCGTAGAAGTGTGACTTTCTATGTCGGTTACCTCAGCCTCATGGTAGTAATTTCTCGGCTTTAAAGCTTGCGTGTCCTCTGCCTGCAACTTTACAGTGAATGTATTCTCATCGATGGTGATCCCGTCCGGTGTCTCTTTTTGAACCAATATCTCTGCATTAGGGGCCTCGGCCATCGCCCACTTAATAGTCGTACCTTCCAATGATTCAACATCTTCGACTTCAAAAGTTATTTCCTTGTAGTCTCCCGCCCACATCTCAAAATTTTGGTCTTTTACAGCCATTCTCACCACCTGCCTATTCTTCGGGAGGTCCAGGAGGAGTATACGGCACAAATTCTGGACCAAACTGCCCTTTTAATACCGTCCTGATATCGCGCCTGGCCTTGACCTTTATTTCCTTATCCATACGGGCACGAAGTTTAGCCACTTTCTACCACCTCCATATCAATATCACCGCTTGCGACAATTTTCTTTAACATTTTATACTGTGCTATTGGCTGCAATACCCCAAACATGGCAGTTAGTTGTATCTGCCCCCGCCGCATCGGATCGGCTTCGCTGTCGGCAGTCACCCTCAAAAGTTCCAGCGGGCCACCATCGGACATTTTTAACCTGCGCTGCTTTGCCAACCCCTCCGTCACCTTTCGTATCCAGGCCAACCGCACCATCGCAGAAGGGGCCAGGATATGACCGTTTATTTGAACCTCCATCCAGTTCACAGCCGCTGTAGTCTGCGCTGGAGTTAATCTCACCAGACGCCAGTAAATGCCCGGCTTATTATCGCCGGGAGACCACAAAGAAGGGTCAACTTGTGCCCCAACCGGCCATACATCTTTTACCCATGCTTGCAGTACAGCCACCGGATCCGGCTCATAGGTCAGCCCATTCAGCCAGCCTAAGGCAAACACCCGGAAGCGCAGGCCCCGGGTGATGGCATCCCATTCTTCGTCTACGAAGTCTTGCCCAGCACTACCCAAGTAGTCAACCAGATATTCCTCGCCGGCATGGGAGAATCTGGCCCGATGTAAAGCGTTGATAATGGAATTGGCCAGGGTGTCTACCTGTTGGAAGGTAGTTCGCTTGACGTAGGGCCACACCTCGATTACAGTTGAGAAAGCCGCCCAGTCAGCTTCAGGGTCTTGGACACCTTCTCTAAGCACTAGATAAGG